AACGCCACTGAAACGTCCTAATCTATCAACTACAACGATATGCATTTCGTCGTTTGCTGAGTTTTTATTTGATGCGTATTCAGAAGTTCCTGGAGCATTATCGAAATATTCGTCATAATCCCAACCAGAGAAATTAGAAGCAGTAGTACAAACTGAAATAGAAATACTATTACCAAGCGCTCCTGGGAATCTTGCGATAAATGCGCCGTGAGCGTTTGCAGTATTTGCGTATAGATAGCTATTTTCAAAAACTAATTCGTTTCCTACAGAAATAGAAGAATTTGAATTTGCCGCAGCGTTTCTAGAATTCGCTCCAACAACACGAACAACAAATAGTGAATTGGAATAAGCTAAGAAATTTGCACAAGAGAAGAAACTTGTTCCAACAAAGCTATTTTGAGAACTATCAGTTGGTCTTTGGAAAGTATTTAACAATCCGGTTTCATCATTAATTAGACGAGGTTCTAAAACTGGACCCCAATTAAATTGACCAACAAATGCGCCTCTTGAAGTAGATACACCTGGGACAATAGTGGTCAAATCTACTTCATTGACAATCACACCTGGACTTAATTGATTTAAAAAGCTCATATTTTTATCTCCTTATTGATAAATTACTAAATTATATCAATATTTAGTAAAAAATGAGTTTTGACGAAATTAAATACTCAAAAATTTAGAACAATCCCCCATAAGGATTTCTAAAATTAGAAGAAGAACTAGCGTCTACCCATATATCATTATCGTCCACATAAAAAGGAATTTCGCTCCCGGAATAATTTTCACCAAGAGGTAATTGGTCTTCGTCTATATATTCAAAATGTTCTAATTGTAGTTGTTTTCTAATATCATTATCAACCAATTCTTTAAATAATTTTTGTGTAACCAACCATCCAAAATTAACTAAAGTCATTGCAAGATCATCATTACAGCCTTCTTCAGCTGCAAAACTTCTTCCGTTATTAACAAATGTGGTTAATTCTGATACAGTTTCAAAATCATTAATTATTAATTTATCATTTTCAATCAAAGTTTTTAGTGTTGAACATCCAATTCTTTTTGTTAATGGGCTTGTTTTAAGACCATAAGAAATTCCTCTTCCGGCTCCTAAAGTTATTGTTTGAGCTTTCTTGTTACCAGATTTAACTTTGAAAACGTTCTCGTATTCTAAATCTTCCAATAATATTTCCGCTACTTGTGGACTGTTATTTATTTCAATCAAAACGTGAGCATCATTATAGTATTCAGCACAAGTTTTAATAATGTTTGGAAATAGCATTGGCGCTAAAGTATTATTCCTATATACAGCAACTTGTTTATATGGTATTCCTGATACATCAAATACGCTGAATGCAGAATAATCTAAATTCTTTCCTTCTGAAACGTCAACAACTATAGCATACATATGATCAGCTGATATTTGATCACCAGATTCGTCATCAAATTCAATCTTAACTGGTTTTTCGTAAATAACAACATCTGCCATTTTAGCAAGAGGTTCTTTGTATGTTAGGGTTGCTAGTTTTTCTCCAGAAATTAGAGTGTTGGTGGAACCTAGGAAATCGCAATTATATTCTTGAGCAAATTTTTGAGCACCAACCGCTTTAATGGTTTCTTCATACCAAGCCTGATCTCTCCCAGGAACTTGTGACCAATGTACTTCGTATGGTATAAATCCGTTTCTTTCAGCTTTAGCATCTGTCCAAAATTTATAAAATAAGTTCATACCTCTTGGGGTTGACGCCATTATTAATTTTGTATTTTTTCCTGATGAAATGGTTGGGAATACTGAAGTAAAAAAATCCTCAGCCAAATTATTATGAATATGCGCCACTTCGTCCATAAAAATTAGATTTATCGAATATCCTCTGATTGCTGATGAAGAAGTTGAAGCAGCTAATATTTTTGATCCATTTTCTAATTCAACTGAACCTTTATTAAATACAACTACTCCTTGTTGTAACCACATTGGGAGTTGTTCGTATGCTAATTGGTATCTATCAAGAATTTCTCTTGCAAGAGAACCCTTATTGGCCAAAATAGCAATAACATAATTATCATTAAATAGAGAAGCCCAAAGAACGTATGCTACAGTTGTTGTCGTTTTGGCCGATTGTCTCGGGAGCTTTAGTATACAAAATTTGTTTTCGTGGTATAAGCTTAATATTTCTTTTTGATAATCGTACAACTGTATATTAATCAAACCTTTATCGAGGTTTACTATTTTAAAATAATTTTCTGTGAAATATACAGGATCTTCTCTGCACTTTAGATATTCTTCAATCTGTTCTTGGGAAAAATTGTGTGCCACGCCACACTTTTTTAATAAAGGATTGGATCTGTATGATTGATCCAGACTACTACTATCCATATAATCTTTTTTCTTTGTGTTTTTTTCTTAAATTATTAAAAAGTTTTTTGCTTGTATTTTCATCTTTAAGCGGTTCTACTATATTAAGTATTTCTTCAAAAGAAATTCCTGTAAACGTTTCTGTCCAACCAAAATCTTCGATTTGGTCTTCTTTATTAATTATATAGTTAAATAATTTATTTTTTGTTATTTGTTCTATTTGAAAAGCGTGGTTAATAGTGGACTCAAAAATATAATACTCTCTATTCAAAACCGAAACATTATATCTTTCATAAATTTCTTTTGAAGTTATTCCTATTTTATTAACATTTTCTCCCAATTTAATTACATAAAATTTACCATCAGAATCTAATTCTTGTCTCCACAAACTCTCAAAATTTATTTTTGTCGATTTCTTTTTGTTTATATTCTGAATTTCTTCTTCGGGTTTAGAATTTAAAGAATTTT